ATGGCTAAACGCGATAATAAAACAATTCGCAGAATTTCCCAAGCTGAACGTTTTGGCAAGGTAGCTAAAAGCGGTATTTCTTTAAAAGGAAAATGGTTACAGGAGGCTGGATTTACCTTCGGAATGCCACTAAAAATCCGGGTGATGCCGGACTGTATTGTTATTACCGCCCAGAACACTCAGGAACTCTGGCAATGCCTGGAAGGACTGAGTATTGAGCCATTTAACCCCAGTGCTGCTATTGATTGGATTAAGTATTATCCTGGTGGGTTGATGATTATCTAATAGACTAAAGCATAAATGGACTACACCTTTAAATGTTGGATAGTTATCCAACATTTTGAGGACGATTCAGTCAGAGTAGTACAGAAAAGCCATATTTGATTAGACTTATCTAACTATTGGGGGTCGGTTCAATTGGCCCTGATTCCGTTATTCTAAAGGTTTTTCGGGCCAGTTAATATCTGACGCTGAATTAACATCAATTCGGTTCAATAATACTCTATATTTTTTTAACTCTGTTAACAGCGATTTTTCCTCATCACTCGACATCCCCAAATCTACAGCATCTTGTAACGGAGCGATCTGTTTACTTACAGTGAACATAAGTTGCTGTTTCTTATGTTCTGCTTGTTGCTGCTGTTCCCATCTAAGCTTTATTTTATCACTTTCTGATATTATCCACTTTTCACTATCCCATTTGTGATAAACAGACGGTGCTTGTTTTGTAAGAATTGGATAACCCTCTTTATCACTGACGATAGCAAAGCCGCGTGATTGACCGTCAAGCAATTCATTGTGTTTTTCTACTGTTATTTCAACACACTCTTCATGAGCTTCATTATAAAAAGCACATTCTTTTCTGGAAAAATAGACCATTTATACCCCCCAAAATAATATATGTACAACTTTGCTTGGGTTCTCATTATTGTTGGGAGTACCTGCTTGATATTCAAATGTCGATAGTGTTGCATTACGTACTAATGTGTGACCAGTTGATGTATTGATACTCGACATGCTTGCAATATAACCAAAAAACTTATTTTTAAAAGAAATTGGATAATTTACTTTTATCCATGATTTCTGATCTGATGCAACCTTAACCCATTGAATAATAATCCCGGTATCTCCACATTGCCACCAACCATTTTCGGATTTTATAGCTGTATTTTGTAATGCAAGAGTACCACTTCTCTCAGGCGTTAATATATTGTAACGCCGCTGATTCCTGGGATCATTAGAATAGATATGTAACAATTTCCCTTCTGAACCATTAATTCCCAATACATACCCATCTTTCGACTTAAAACGTAATTCAGGAAATGGAGTTTTACTATCAATCAGTAAACTGCCAATTGTTGCGGTTTTATCGCTAGAAATGCGCAAGAAAGTATTATCGCTCTCAGATTTAGCATAACTTCCCACATCCCCAGCATTCAAACTAATATCCCCGGCCAACAGCTTCCCGTTAATTTTCCGGCTATTCGGCACCGCCCCTTTAGCCAACTCCACCGTTTCCGATAAACCGATATTTTTTACAAATTCAGTTTTATTGAAGATGTCAGCGCCATTTTGATTTTTAGCGAGCTTATTATTAGCATTAATTCACATCAGAAACAAGTTTCTGAGTTGCTGCAAGGGTATTACTGTTACCTGTCTTGTCTGTAAGTTGGGTGATGCCTTTTTCTGTGAGTGTGGCGTCAAGAATAAAATCTTGAGTTGCAATCTCTCCCAGTCCCAAATTATTACGCGCTGTCGCTTTGTTATTAATATCAGATAAGTTATTAGCTTTCTGTAGAAATAACCCATTAGGATCTGCTAGTAGATTTTTCCAACCGGAAACTGATGTACTATCCGGATCTGTATTGTTATCTTCTACCCCATTCCACCAAATTTTACTTCCATCAAAACTGGCAACAATGGCCCCTTTAGGATAACCATCAATGGCAGCACTAAAGTCAGCATTATACGAATACAAGCCACCAGACATTGAATAACGTATTGCGGTAGTAATATCATTCAATATCCCGTTCATATCCTTGCCAGATGGAGGAATTCCACCAGCAGACTGTCATCGTTAACGGGGGAAAACCGCTCAGATACGTAGCTACGCCTTTTGCCAAGCTGCTTTCAGTTGATTTTGTTGCAATCTCGTTATAGTCTCCGGCGCTCGCAAACGGAACAACAATAAGATTAGGTTTTTCAGTTGATTTCATTTGTTGGTATCCTTTGAACGATTGCGACACTGACACCAACCGGGTAAGGCAGTGCTCCCGATGTTTGAACAATTGCTAATTCTGCTGTTGATATCTGAAATTCAAATACATAACTCATCTTCATATTTCCATCATCAGTGATATATGCACGTCCGCTATCGCTAAACATATAAACAAGCATTCTGTTGATGTTTGGTATAGTGCAGTCAGATATATTTGATATGGCTTTCATCATAATTAGCTTTCGGTACATCTGATCTGATAGCTCAATAGTTTTTGTTTTTGACTCCCCGGAATAAAATGGTGCTTGGTCAAATGGATTTGGATCTGTCGTTGTCGGAACATTCAGTAAAGCTTCACCAAAACCTATACCGTAAGTATTTGCTGTGTCAATGTTCCAAATCAGGTCGTAAAATGTATTAATAAATTCAGCGGAGGAAACAGCGGCATTGAAACTTCGAATAAGTGAGTTGAGTTTTGGACTAGCGGCATACTGAGCAAGAATAGTTGCTCCCATATTTTCCATTTATGAACCTACTAATTTCACAGATATATTATCAACGTCAAGCGTTGGAATTTCATCAATACCAAAACTAATTGATGTTAAATAAGTAGTACCGTCACGACTAAGCGTAATATTGTAAATATCAACACTCGATGTATCTATGTTATAAACACCTGAATAATATCTACCAGCAAATAATGTAGATGCTATTCTTGCTCGCGTTCCACCGTCTTCACCGTTAAACGCTTGTGCTATAGCCGACTTAACTTGTGTTTCAATATCAGCAGGAAGGTAATCACTATCAGCAAGTGAGACGTTGGCATAAACACGAATGGACGTTGGTATCACATATTTAATTTCATACTCAGGGTACGGCTGAACATAATTTTCATCATCAACAATTGTGTGAATTGTATTTCCATTCGTAGGAATACCTGGCGGCTTTTTCTTCCAGATTGCTCTAGCGACATCCTCAGTCTTTCCCCCATATACAGCAATATAAATAGAGTTCGATGCTATTCTGTATTTTGATACCCCGACTGTTTTTACTACCGAAGTATCATTTGAAATAACGTATGCATCTGCTACCCCATTTACTTCTAATACTGCTGCATAAATAGCATGTAATGAGTTTGTCGCATTTTTAGCAACAGATTGTTTACGACGATACTCAAAATTAGCGCGGGTTTCCTCATCTGTACCAGGTACACCAGCACTCGCATTACTGATACCAGACCACCCGGGCACCGAGCTATAAATCGTGTTCAAGTCATCAATTTGGCATGCTAACGGCCCTGTTGTTGAGTTTTGGAAAACAACATCAACAGAGCCGCTGTCAGGGATCTTAGCCTCTGTTATTGAATGATAAAGATACCCTTTTTTATCTTGAGCAATACTACCAATTGGAATAACAGTATTAACTAACCCAGTGCATATTGCTGTTACCGTTGTTCCCGATGCAGGAATTCGATCTAAAAAATAAATTCGTCCGATAGCATCTTGAAAACGTCCGGTTGCATAATCCGGGTTAATTTGATTGACGATAGCAAGTAACTGATCGTTCTTGTCAGCAATGATAGCCGCATCACTCATTGCTATTTGACCCTGTGGTGTTTTAAGCTCGTACTCATTGCACCACCCATTGCTGTAGCCAAATCATTTAGCCGCCCATTTAAAATATCAACCTCATCGGGCACAGTTAGACCCGTCTTTGTAAAGGTTACACTTGGAACACTTGTTGTCAGTACTACAGAGTTAGTCATCAGAAATTTACCACCGTTGATTGATTATTCATGTCCGTTATTGTCATCGTGCCCGCAATAGTTCTTTCGTTCCCGTTTATAACTTTACAAATGGCAGATTGAACATAAGGTAACTTCACTGCTTCTTGTTGCATTTTGCTGTTGATTAGTTGAGTTCCCGGCCAATGTCCCAAAATTCGCTGGTAATAAGGAATACCCAATGTTGTGTCATACCAGCACTCACCCAGATATGTACTACAGGCACAAGCGACATCCTGCGCTACAGAATAGGGATTATCAGTAATGGCGATATTTCCAGAATCATCTAACGTTAAATCCCATGACTCGGTATCAAGCAGAAGTGAACGAGTTTGCATTTTCGAACCCTATAGAAATAAAAAAACCGCAATTAAGCGGTGTAGATATGAAAAAACCCGCACTGTGGGCGGGTTTATTGACGACTACTCAAAAAATTTTAAGCAGCTTGACGATGATTCTTACGCTTTCCTTGAAGCTCAACTTTTGGCTTATGCTCAAACATTTTTGGGGCAGCTTTTATCAACAAGTCAACAGCTCCACCCACAGCAGTATACACCTGCTGCGTATCAAATTTTTTGATATCTTTAATGGCTGCTTTCTGCTTTGACATAATGACTCCTAAGAGATTTTCTCTCCAATAGCTTTGAGCCTGAGCCCATAAGGGGTGTTCACATTAACAAAGTTTTCTCTTGCACAAAAAACAAACTAATACTTGTTGGTTTTCGTATGCTATCACTATAAACTCTAGTGTCTAGTCTTTTTTTATCAATCTTTGATTGTCTTGAATATTGTTTCAAACGTATCAATATCAGCCTCCATAATGTAACCACACTTCATCATGTTAAATCCATAAGATGAGTAATAGGAGATTACTTCTTCAACAGGCTCAATGATACGGATATATTTACCCTGTGCAGATTTACAAAACATGTAAGCAGCCATCAGGGTAAGTTGAAACATTTTCCCATTTAAAGGATGTTTTGCGTCATCACGATAGAAGTTCTCTATCATATGAATTTCAAAACTTTCCTCATCAATGGAATATGTACATAAAGCTAGCCCAGAAGGAGGTCCTTGCACATTTCCACATTCTACCAGCTTTAAGCAAAATTCAAATTTATCTTCTCTGTTTCCTACCCTAGACAAACATTCATCCCAGTTTAGTTCGCCATATCCGCGAGAAAGGATTCTGTAATCATCATCAAAGATATCCCCTACAGCAAGGTTAAGCTTAAGCTCATCAACAATAATCTGCATGCTATTTCTTACCACATGCCCGATCTGCTCAAGATTAAACATTCTTTATCTCTCATTTTTAATTGGTTGATATATCTTACAGCTTTTTGTGATTATTTCATATGCTATTTAACTTTTCTTGCCATTAAAATGTGCACTATTTAACAATGACAAATGAGTTAACAATTAACCCCAAACCAAGGATGGCTATATCCACCAGTGTGACTCAGGTTTATAACTTACCGTTCTCTATATTTTATTCTCTAAACTTCAGCTAAAATAAATAATGTTGACTTCAATGTGATTGACTTTATAGTACAGAACAATTGCTTCTATCTCTATATCAGTCAAAAGAAGCTCTTTTCCAAGTCGCACATACTCGTAACCTTTTCCAGTTTCACAGTTCAACTAATACTGTTACCTGTTAAAACAATGACCGAGAAAAATAAAAAATTTACCTGGGTTTCACAAAGATTTCTTAGTTTCTTCATTTCTACATATTTATCATCCTTATTTACAGCTTTAACTATCTCACGGTTCCATCGAATGTTGCATTTCCACCGTTACCCTCCACCACCTTGAATAACCGCACCATTTAATATAATAGATGGTGAGTTCATTGTGATTGAATTTGATGAAGTCATTTCCGTTGTTGGAGCGACTACGTTAATTTTATTCGGTGAAACAATACTTATCTGATTATCTATAAATTCAACATATTGTTGTGGTTCTGCGTTTAAAACTCCACCCAGATAAATTGCATCTGAATAATTGTGCGTTCTTTTTGAACCCGACAATGCCGGTGCTTTTGTTGCTCTGATGCTGCTAATATCACGATCACAGATAGCAATTAAACCAATATCACCAACAACCGGATTCATAATGACAGTACTGTTACCACGCTGAAGACGAAATACTGGAACATTATAGATTATTCCATTCTCGATTTTTCTCCCGGTTCCCGTCATATTATGTACCATCGGCTTTACATCTACGGTTTTCCCGTTCGATTTAATAATAAGGCCCAAAGTGATAAAAACATGCTGACTAAGAAACTGCCTCATGACAAAGTCAAAAGCATTCGCTTCACTGTTTATGTCCGTTGGTTTTGTTGTCAGCTTCGTCATTGTTTTTATCCTCTGTTTTCACTGGAGTGCCACTAAAAGATGGGTTGACCATAAGGCCAAATAGTTACTTTATCAATCCCGAAGTCAGTGTCTATATCTAGCGCATTTGCCGCCTGTTGGATTTGATTAACAACGTTTCCTGTATAATGAGGATTTGAGATAACACCTGTGGCGCCATAATTTTCAACCGTTAGACCCGCTTTTTTAGCCATTGCAGTAATAATATCGACAATATCCACATCTCCCGATGCAGTGAACGGTTCAACTTCCTTTGCTCTTAGACCAAACATCACACTGGCTGTTATCGTCAGGGGAGTATCGGGTAACTGATTAAAATCTGCATAAGCATCACTGATAAAACCCTCAAATATGGCATGACTATCCGCCCACACCCGCATTAAGTTGAATTTCGCACTACCAATCCAGATCCCGCGATAACTCAACGTTGCCATTTGGCTGGTTGTTAAGCCCCAGATTTGTAATGTTATTTGTGTCCCTGATATGCCGCCCCACGCCGCCATGTTGACATAAGCGCGTGCATTTTCGATAGTCAGTATATTGTTACCGCTATCATCAAATATCTTGCCGTCAACTAGCTGAAATTCAACTTTGATATTGCGTTACTTGTACGTCACTGAATCACCCCTCTTGGAAAAAGGTAATATAATTTGTAGCGTTGCCCTAACCCTTCCCAATAGGGATCAGATGAACCATCCAGATCAGCAAAAAACAGTTCACCCTGGAACCGTAAGTAACTGTAACGGACAATTTTATTGCAGTTGAGGCACACAACTCCCTGCAATATAGGTTTATCATTAACGGTTAAATCCATATATAAACTTGTGCTACGTTGATTGAGACGTATCATGCATGACTGCTCATTCAAGGTCACAGTGAACTCCTGAGCTTTGGCTGCTCTGATCGCTATTTCAATCACGTTAATTTCCTTGATAATTCTTCTACTGCATCATTGAGATGGTTGGTGGCACTCAATACAGAATCATTTAATGGACCGGTAATCGTCTCTGTCGCACACTTGAAACCGGATGAAACTTTATCGGCAACTTGCGTTGCAGCACTGGAAACGGATTTTTTCAATCCGGTCAGGGCCTTTTTGACATCGGATAGTGTGGCGTGTTTTGTTGAACTTGTTGACGGTTCGGTATTTTTACTTGGGCCTTTCGCCGTCTCATTCTTTGTTGTATTCGACTTGTTAGCAACATTGCTGCTCATTTTCACTTCGGCAATGTCTTGTACAGCCTGGAAAACTGCGGTCACAATCAGTAAGGTAACACCGTTATCCTGCCTTATTCGAAAATCGTACTTAATCAAATCATAACTTGTGTACGTAGTATCAGGTGTTTCAATGTCGTAAATTTCGGCACTGGATACCATCTTATCTAACGCTTCAAGAACATCAGAACGGGACGTCAGGGTGAGGTTTGTTAAGTTAGGCACGGAACCAGAAAAACCGGTCCACCCCTCAAACGAAAATGTCACATGGACTTCACCGGGTCGCTGCACTTTATTGTACGATGTGTAGCCGCCTTTCTCTATCGGCACCGTAGTGATTGATGCCTCTCGTGTGACTTCTACTGCAATGAATAAGGTGGGCGTAAACGGCTTCTGCCCGGATGCATAATAAATACCATACCCTGGAGATATCATACTGTTAACAGCAGATGTATCTGCATCGGTCTTGCGTATGCTGGCTTTTTGTTCATCAGTCATTTGATACAATGGTTCGAATGTAAAGTTAATATCAGGATCAATTTCGCCAAATTCGGATAATTGAATAATATCAATCATTCGTGCCAGTCCATCTTTCACTAACATTTGCAAGGTAGCAATGAAGTCATAGAAAACACGGATTTCCCCATCAGATGACGCATTTAGCCCGCTCGGTGTGATACCTGTAAAAATAACTAATGGTATGCTACTGACTGAACTCATATGTTCCTGAGACTGTGCTTGCAATGAATCAAGGCCACTTAGCGGTGTATTGAACTGGAAAAACTCCTCTTCTTTATCCAGCATCATTACCCCTCGGTTATCACGCATCTTGTTAAACAATTCTGCACGATAAATTAACTGATCGGGATTATTCGTCTGTCCTTGTAACGTCGATTGAAGATTGGTTTTAAATCCAGACACAGAGAATGAATGGATCAAATCAGATACGCTATCACGTGTCCTATACCAGTTTTGTACATAAGATTCTGCAATCTGAGTCAGTGATAAGCCGCCGAAATTATACGCAGGTTTAAACATATCGGTTAATGGCCTGGTGATAAATGTAATCAAACGGCTGTCATGTACAGTTTTTGCCATCACATACCAACTTGATGGCTTATAGAAATCATTACTCAACGGGTTGTTAGCGTTATAAATACCGGGATATGTCCATACTGGTTCAATGACGTTAAAACCGATAAAACTTCCCTTTGTGATTTTTTTGGGTGACAGAAATAATCTAGACTCAAGTTCAACCGGATCGGTTGCAGCAAGCACACCTTTTGATGTTCGCACGTCAATATAAATCTGACCACGCCCAAAAAAACCATCATGTTCAATGGATTTTTTTAACCGTTCACGAACATGGAATTTTTCAATAGCCTCATTAAGCGCTTTAATTTTATCTGATTTGTCATCAATCCCCCACGGACGTTAACTTTATCCACTTACGAGTCATCTCCCCTGCAATAGTGCCTACCATTTTCCGATATTCGGGTAATTGTGACAGTTGGACCAGATAAGGATAACCGGGGAAACCCACATCCCCCGATATACCACCTATACCGGTCATATATTCATAAGGTGTAGAATCCATTGCCATTAATGCGGATAACTGCTCAGTAGGAACAACACCGGGAGGGGCCTGTATGGTTCAACAGGCCGAGCTACTTTTCTCTCTGTTATCGATCCGACAGTATCCGGATGTATATTCATCGGCTGAGGTGATGCTTGATCAATATCCTGTTCAACTGGCGAAGCCTCCGCTTTCTTTTTCTTACGTATGGAAAACATCAAATTCGCCCCAACAGATTCTTAGATATACGAAGAGGATTGTTTTTACCTGTGATATAACCATCCAGCGAATAACGTACTGCATCCCATAAGTGGTTATGTTTGTCGAGCACCACCGGCAGGACTTCACCGGTCAGGCGGTCTGTCTTGTATGAATAGAGCCTTGCCTCATCAATCATGTGCTTACAGCGTTCATGAATAATGATTTCTTCAAAGCCTTTAAGATAAGTGATCCCGTCCTCAACACTTCCGGGCCATTTTGTGGCGCCGTCAATAATGAACCCCTGACGCGATAAGTAGCTGATAGTTTCTGGTCGGCTACTGTCCCCATGAATAGGCCATTTGCGAGAAAGTGGCACTGAATCATAGAACTGGGGCATTTCATCTAATTCAACGCCTACCCCATAGGCTTCATATTCGATATATAGTTTGGTACCGATAATGAAGCAGCGAATTAATGTTGACGGGTCATTAGCGAAACCGAAGTCAGCCCCATAGAAAAGTCTGTCGGCTTCTAGCCACAGCTCATTAGAAAATGCCTCAACCCGGTACTTGCCAAAGAAGATAACCGCTTCACTGAGTGCTTTTGGTAATCCAAGCCAAATATGCTCATACGCTTCATAATCGATGCGTTTGCAATATTCCATCTCTTGCCGGAGTACGTCAGGGAAAAAGGCGTTATCGCAATAGTTAACCTTGCGAATAATAACACCGCCGTCAGGGGGATCTTCCTGATGCCGGGTCATCAGTTTGTATGTTGGGTCTTCCTCTTCTCTGGGGTTGAAAGAAACCCAGACTTCGGATTTATTGGCGCGAACGGTCGGACCAAGAATATCCCAACTATCTTGTGAAACAGTCTGAGCCTCTTCAACCCAACAGATCTTAATGCCATGCATCGACTTGATGCTTTGAATATTGTTACGAAGACCTTTAAACGTGAAGCGAGTGCCATTCCGACCTTCTATCTCGTTGTTCTTAACTTTATAGAAGTGGGACAAGCCAAGCTCAATGATTTGCGCCTCAAGCAGTGCAAGTACCGAATCATTGATTGAGTTCTGGAATTCACGCGCACAGAGAATCGTCATTGACTCTATAGCACCCAACAATACCAGCGCACGAGCAATCTCTACCGATTTACCGCCACCACGCCCGCCGTACGTCCAACGCCAACGAACAGAGCCTAACGGTTGGTCGTATAAAACTTCTGTCGCCCAGTCACTACTAAAGGCGTACAGAACACCATCAATTATGACCGGGCTGTCTATTTTCCCTCGCGCAGTTTTTCCATGTGAGAAACCCACACATCAGCCGGGCAATTCGCAGGGGTCACAATGCAGACCTTTCCATAGCTCAATCCGGCCAAATCGACATTAACTTCTGTCTTATTACTACTCATGTCAATACCAGTGAGCTGAGCTGCGTTTTTAATATTTGGCGCAACTTGACCAAATTTCTTATCTGCTAACGCTTGCTGCGCTGCCTTGTGTGATAACTCGGCTAAGTCTTTGGCATTAAATGAAACCAGAAGCGCAGCCTCTTGCCTCAACTCCTTTATGCGCCGTCGAATGTCAGGCCGCTTGAACATCACACTAGCCTGTGATTCGGCGTTGTTTGGTGCATAACCCGCGCAGATAGCCGCCTCTTTCTGCGGCATGCCCTGCGCAATATTCTGAGCAAAGCTCTCATGCTGTGGTTTAAGTATCCCTAGGTTTTCTTTGTCATCATTCTGCGAAAGTACGCAAATTGCACTTTCATCTTGTGCAGGCGCAAGCTGCTTTTGTGCAGTATTGCACAGCCGGTTTTTTAATGTATCGACGAGCACTAGCGTAGTTCAGTCCCTGCAATTTGCACCACTCACGCGGTGATATGCCAGTTTTAGCGTGTTCGGACAGGAACCGTTGCTGAAGCTCGTCCCAGTCCGGTTTTGCCATTTCATTTCCTTAAATAAAAAAAGCCGCACTGGGCGACCTTGTTTGAATTTATTTAGCTGTTGGTGGTTCTGGTAGTCGCATCCAATGTGTAACCGTGTAATGTGAATACTGGGTACTACCACTTACAATTATTCTAGAGAACTCATTTAGACTATCATAGACTGCTGTACCTATACCTTTATCAGTGACAACAAGAAACATTTCATATTGTCTAACCATTTCAGGCAATTTGTCATCTATTGATATCCAATTCATTCTTTCTTCCTTTAATCTGATCAATTAATGAACAATGTATCATTATCGTAGTCACTTATTGAATAGACACCATTATACATGCCTGCTTTTAACCACATCAGGTAAGGTAGTTTCTTACTTTCCACAGTCGAGGAAAATTGATAAATTGGTCATTCCACAGTCAAATGAGGCATTAAGAATGACATCTTTCACTGTTCGTGTAGAGCTTCATAATGCTGTTAGCTCTGATTACGATTTACTCTACGATAAAATGAAAGTTAAAGGCTTTAAAAAGACAATTACCCCTGGTGATGGAACCCGATATTATTTACCTTCAGCAGAATATAATTATGAATCTAATAGTAAGGACAGAGGAGAAGTTCGTGATTTAGCTTACGACATCGCCAAATCAGTAAAGAAAAATCCATCAGTGTTGGTCACCGAATCTAACGGAAGAACCTGGAAAGGACTTGATGAAACTTAATCCTCTCCTGAGCCACGAGCAGACTCTTCACTTTCCAAGGCCACAAACGTCTTCCCTACATGGTGGCCTGGAAATCTTAACAACATTCAAACCCAGGCTTAGTTTATGTTGGTATTTCATCCTCAACATATCTACTAATACTTCACGTGCTATTAATTGTGATTCAGATATTAACTCTTTAAATTTCATAATTAATCCTTACTAAATTATTTCCAAACTGGAAACAGTTGCAATTAGAACTTTCCGCTACATCTAAAATAAATCCGTGGTATCACTAGACCATCAGACAAAAACTTATATAAAACTCTACAAAAAAATTTTAATGAAGTTACTTTATAAAATAGGTACGTAATTTACGGTTTCATATAAATTAAGATTCCAAAATAGTTTTACATCTTATACTACTCATAATTATATATAACAATGGGTGAGTAATGCTGCGTGTAGCAGAATTATGAAACGTTATTTATTGTCTTATCTTCTTCACAATATGGAATTATCATTATTGACTTTATAGTAATACTTAGTATTACTATAAGTTCACCTCATTTGAAACACAACTAAAGGATATTCTATGAACCTTGAAGCTCTCCGCTATTTAGTTGAAAAAAAGAGAGAAATTATTGAATCGAGTGCTATTGAGCATGAGTTAGACGAAAAAACTGTTTATGGCATTGCATCTTTTGTTTTAGAAAATGGAACAGATAAGCTTTCTTCTCGCCAGCTTTACAACTTTAACAAAGCAATCCTTCCCTTAATTGAAAATTTGTGTTGTACAGGACATAGCATTGGAGAAGAGCACACTACATGTAACTTTCTACTTCCTGACTCGCAATTATATGAATACTACGCCTACGACGAAACTTTATGCAAAAGTTGTCAATCTGAAGTTGATTACTATAACTATGGTATGTCAAAAGCATCAAAACCGGATTAATCTCAATTTTTTTGAACAATTTTACTCTGAATAGTCTTTTACCTGTGCTGTGAAGAGTCCCCATTTCTGGCTTAGAGTGTAATTATTCGTTGATAATTTCTTTGAACGATCACCACTCAATCTCTTCACGCACTTTTTCATATACTAAGAAAAGAATCCCTCTTTCTGTCATAATCACCTCACTGACACCGAGTCCTAATATAGTTCTGCAAGCCCAAAATTATTTGCTTTGAAATTGCAATTCGATCTCTGAGAATCCAATAATTTCGGATAGCGGAGTTAGTAGGTCGGGGGGAGCTGCATCATCCAATTTGGAGGTGGCAGTGGTTTCATCTTAATTACAGATGGCCGCGATGCGCAACCGACGACGACCAGCGGTAACATCATTGCGAAGAGCATCAATTTCAGATTTAGCATTAGCAAGTTCCTTCGTATGTTTCACATCCAATTCGTTCAACATCGTGATGTGAGAGTTCTGATAGTCGATAGTGTCTGTGAGTTGCTGAATGTCTTCTTGCTGCTGCTTTGTAACATGACGTTCTCTCTGTAACTCAGAGTGATAGTAATACGCTATCAATAAAATAAGGATCAACGCTAGTATCGTGTAGTAATGAAAGCTAAATTTCATAGCAACAACACCCCAGAAACCAGCCCCATCCATCTTTACCTATCAAAGCAAGAACGAAACCAAACAGAAACAATATTCTGGCCAACGAATATCTATTCATCCAGCCCCCAGCAAGTTAATTCCGATTCTTGGGCACGTCGCTCAACTTGACCATAACAGCCGTTTGCCTGCCCTTTGGTCTGTCAACAGTCTCGACAATTGTCAAATACCCAGCGTTTTATCTCAGCACAAGCGCCTTTCTTATCTCCGGCATTCAGCTTTCTATAGAACGTGGAAGAGAAGCATTTCGATGGGCCAATGTTATATGGGCAAAAGCTGGCAATACCTGCTATCTGAGGCTCAGTTAATGGCACTCGCACATTGCGTTTTACCCATGCAATGGCCTGCTTTGCTTCTTGTGCATTGAGGTCACGGCACTGATTCGGTATTAACCTTATCCCCTGACGAGCGGGAGCTCCATCAATCCGAGTCACACCTCGGCAAATTGCCCAGACTCCCCCCGCATCCTGATACGTTGATAGCCGGTTACCCTCTTTCTCGTCCAAGAACTGAGACAGTATCGCCGTGGCACCTGCACCAGAGAGAACCAGACCGATAACCGCAGCACTTAACTTACTGGTCTTTGTCATTGCGGCTAAGCTCCCGATGCTTGTAGTACCAGTTGACCCCAAAGGTGCCAACAGTACAGATAATGCCAATAATGATGGCCCAGTCGTTCAGCGACAGAGCTCCAAGCATTGCTGTAAATGTGCCCCAAGTGTATGCAGTGGGGCTGGTGTATTTGTCCATACGCATAATTCCATCCCACTGATGGAGTGATCATTTAGTTAATTTAATTATTTGGGCTAATTTGCCCAGTATTGATTTAAAAGACTCAATAAGCATCAGACTTCACTGTATTAAGAGAAGAACGTATACTTGCAACAAATTTGAATTACCTGACATACACATTTTCATGAGCTTAATTTACATACGACTATATATTAATAAAATTGTTGTTCGCAACGTCAGCACTGGTAAGGAAGTCTCTGGTACCCCCGACACTCCCTTTACCACATCTCGTTTATTACTAGGGCAAATGATACCTGCAATGTTTTTGCTTAAAAAATTAATAAAGAAAGTGAGAAAAAATACTTGGTATAACTTTTTTTTGTCAAACCATCATGTAATTATTCAGCCGATGGAAATGAATGAAGGTGGACACAGCCAAGTTGAATTTAGAGCTTATATAGATCTCGCTAAGAGCATTACTTCAAGTCAAAAAGTTAATCTCTGTTCACCTAGATTACAACCACTTTCTGACGATGAAATCCGCCAAATACTATCCAACAATTCACTATTTCGCCATAATAACTAATGAGAGAAACTCAAATAACCCCTCACCGCAGCGAGGTAGTTATTCATATTATTACCCCAATTTCCCGCTTAGTTTGGTTAAAGTACTCTTCTTCCAATTCTACACCCAAGACCCTACGATTCAGCTTCAGTGCCGCTTTTAGTGTTGAGCCCGATCCCATAAAGAAGTCCGCCACCAAATCCCCTTCCCGACTACTGGATCGGATAATATGCGCCATCAAGTCTGCCGGCTTTTCGCAAGGATGTTTACCTGGGTAATACTGAACAGGTGGAAAAGACCAGACATCAGTATAAGGCACATCTACCGTCACCGAGAACGGACGGCGCAGCAGCCCATATTCCAGACTCAATTCCTCATATTGGCGTGACAGAGTAAGATGAGATTCTACTAACTCATGATACGGCCTGTTTAATTCTCCGTTCTGGTGTTTTTCTCTGGCTATTCGAGCGAACAATACCCGCAGTTTTTGGTAATCCACTTCATTGGGTAATTGCCACTGGCTATCACTGAACCAGTGACTGGCCATCTGTTTTCCCGTGGCAGTGTTAATTTCTTTTGCTGTGACACCCAACACCTTTCGTGCATTGCGAAAGTAGTCCACAAGCGGTTTAAAGACATATTGCTTAAGTTCGCGGCATTTGTGGAAATACCCATCACCTTTAGGTTGATAAGGCCCCTGATAATGTTCAGCAAAGATGATCCGTTCAGTGGAAGGGAAATAAGCCCTTAAACTTTCTTTATTCTGCCTGCGCCATGGACCTGAAGGTTTTGCCCAGATAATGTGGTTAAGCACATTGAACCGTTCACGAACAAGGACTTCCGTATCAGACGCCAGACGCGAACCACAAAACATATACAAACTGCCGTTGGGTTTCAGCACACGCCAGAATTCAGTCAGTACTTCATCCAACCACTCAAGATAAGCCGTTACATCCTCCCATTGTCTGTCCCAACCACACTCTTTTACCCGAAAATAGGGTGGATCAGTGGCAATTAAGTCTATGCAGTTGTCTGGTAACGTTTTGATAAATCGTAGAGAGTCGTCATTAATTAATGTGATACCACTTAAATTCACAATATTTTCCATAAATCGATACTGGCTTACTCTCTGGTTAGCACAGAACAGGCGAATGGCTAGTGTCGTCAACTCCACCAGCCGTCCATTTCACCGCTTAAGAAGTTACCCCATCAGGGCAACGCTTGAAAAAGGTGTCGTTGTCCCGGCTTTCCATCAAGCCAGCCAGACAAAATTGAGTTAAAAGTAATTGGCAACGCGGTGTTGATAGCCCCGTCAGAGTTGAAACATCAGGAATAGAAACCCAGTCATACATTGGTACGGTTTCTAAAACACATGAGGCTGTTGTTGTCATATCTTCATGTTTTAGCATGATAATTTAAACCTTTGGTCAATTATTGTGCATAGACACACATGTAACTCTGACCGATGACAACAGCAAGTCTTATCTGAATTTCAGGCAATAAAAAACCCCGCACGGGGCGAGGCTATCAGTCACGAATGCTACTATCGCAACATATACTGAAATGGTGGCTCATAAGTTCAAAGATGTCAACACGTTCGTGACAAAAGTTTTGATTTTCTTTCCTGTTCCCGTCTTATAAAGGCATCTTGCAATGGTTGATAAATCAAATATTCCGTTGCTCTTAATATTTCCTCAACCTCACGCCGACAAGTTGACATTGATGGCTTTCGCTTACGCAACATACCATTTCTGCGGATCATAATTCTTGGCTGAACCGTTGCATGATAATGTTTGGCAATTGCTCTATCAGATACACAATAAACATATCGACTAAGCAACATCCCAAATGCAACCCGATCAATATGGTAAATATGGTCTACTACCCTAGCGATTAACATTCCGTCATCATCATTGCATACCGGACGTTTTGGATAACCTCTCAGCTCTACCGTCGCCATAAGCTCAGCAATCATACTGCTCTGACGTTTATCAAGCCTGCCAGAATACACCCATGCACCGAACTTGGGTAACCAGTCCTGCAACCAAATTTCTTGTGCGTGAGTCAATTGCAGCCCATCCGTCGAAAATATCACACCCGACATAACCGTACCACCTCAACTTCCCTTTTAACTTGGGGCAATAGTTCCGTTGCCATACCGTGGATTGCTTGCCATGTCTTCGGTACCGCATGAAAGCTCTTGGGATAAAACGCTCGATGATAGCGAGGATATAACAGCAGAATAGAGAAATGAGCAGCCCTTTGGGCCATATCCTGTACCGCTCTCACATGATGAATTTCCGCAAGTGTTACCCCCAACCCCATATTCCGACAACAGATACATCCCAGTAATGTCACATCAGAAAGCCATTGTTTTTCATTTTTAGCCATTGGCTCTGCCTCTCATTACATAAAATCGGACAACTGAGAAGCAGCATGTTCAGCGGCATTTCGGGTCGGGAAATTGCGATACAAAATAAAGTTCCAAAGCACGTTTAATGTATCTTTATAAAGTTCCTGAAATTCCATCTCTTCCATTTTGGCGAAACTGACTGAACGAGGTTCACGGTACAGACTGCCGTTGGGCATTTCGTAAATGTCATAGTGCCCTGATTCCACTATTGCCCAGCGCCGAAAGGCATCAAAGGATTTGGTGGCAGTAATATTCTGGGCTCGGTTTTTAGATATGCCAGCAAGATATTCATCCGCAGCGGATTGTAAGACATCTTCACTGCCCACGAAGTGTGCAAGAAATTGTACGTAGCCACGCACAAACACTTTCTCTTCTGGGGAAATGGTGCCCCCAGTAGGTTCCCAGTATTCATAGCCAAGATTCAGAAGGGCAAAATATTTACGATGGAAACGCGGGTTACGTGCTTTCTTAAAATCCGCATAGAGCACATCGCCATACTTCACTTTGGAATGCAGGTATTCCCAGGCTGCGAGAGTCGCCGGTCTCAGGGTGTCATTCGAGATTTTGATAAAACTATGCTGCGTCATTACTTATCCTCAAAGTTATGACACAGCAGCTTTTGTTTAGGTTATCGGATGTTCAGGCCGATACGAATAGAATAACAGGTGTTAGTATTAATTCCCAATTTTACTTTCTATTAAATAAATTAACGACATTTGTATCTTGTTGTGTAGTAGATATATTAATACTATTCTTCAATTGTATTCTGGATTGGAAATCAAGTACCTGTGATTCTGACAAGAATCCCTTAGGAACTGAACATAAATCCTCTAAATCTCCTTTTGGGAAACCAAATTCCTCAAGAAGTGTTTTTTTACTAAAAGTTCCAGAATCTAATAATAGATTCAAGCACCTAGGTAACAAACGAACCGACTCTGGTTTTCTAAGATCATCAAGCGGCTCTCCTTTTCGCCAACCTCTAGCAGAAATATTTTTATATAACCTCTGATATTCCAGAGAAGATATTAATTCTAAATTTCTCGCTCTAAGGATCATAGATTGTGCAGACATCCCCCAGCGATTTTTTAAAGATATGAAATTCTGTAATGTAGGATATGGAGGAAGCTCTACAGAAAATGACTCTTCCGGCAGCATGAAACTCGACGCAAACTTATGTGCTTGCTCTTCTATTGGATTAAAATTAATAGTATCAAATTTATTTATATATCGATGTAAGACTATATGGCCTAATTCATGAGCAGCATCAAATCGACTACGATAATAGTTATCTTTGTCACTAGCTAAAACCACATACGGTCTATTCTCTAAATCATTCCATTGGGAATAGCCATCCATTACAGAACTACCTTGTTCAAATCTGGAACAAACTATCCCCGCATTCTCCATTACCAGTAATAGATCATCTATCGGTGCAATACCTAATCCCCAAGCTTTCCTACACTCAAAAGCCATTCTTTCAATCAATTGATCATCTATCGCTCTGTAATCCTTTACGTTAAGATGAGGAATGTTAACCTTTGGATAATCAAGATATTCTTGCATCTTACATGATAACTCTTGAAACCACCCCATGTATCGCTCTGAAGCGATACATAAGTCTTTTGCCGTGGTTGAAAGTGTTCGGAAGAATACTGGTTTTTTTTCGTACTTAACAATAGGCTTTGTGAACCAACTTACCGGGCAATTAAGAATCTGACTTAAGCTATGCAATACTTCTGCATCGGGGGAATGATTACCGTTTTCCCATTTGGTAATAGTTGATGGCGAACGATCCACTAACCTACCAAGGTTAATTTTCGATAATCCCCTCGCTTCTCTTATCTGTGTCAACCTTTCAGATTGGAAACCAGAAATTCCCACTCTCATAATGTCTCACCTATTCTATTTTTCCTGATCCTTCAGGCGCTTCTTGAGCTTAGGTAAAACCATATCAGGAATGACTATCTTCTTCTCTCCAGTATAGAGCGCTAAAAGCTCCGTTACAGATTTATTATAGTGAAAACCTTTCAGATTGGTAAAAGGAACCACAATCCTTAAATCCATCATGCTGGCCTGAGATTCATGATATGGTGGATTAATATTTATTAACAACACACCTAACGTATCAATGTCATTATGATGTTTACTATCTTCTTCTTTAAAAAGATCTGGAGTATAGCCTTCAAATTTTTCATTCAATTGGGCTATCAATGAACGATGTTTCGCACCTCTTAATTTGCTCGCTTATCAGTTTGCTTGCTCATTTCTCTGTTCCTAGACCGTATTTTTTGTAAATTCTCAATTCATCTTCATTAGGTGCATAAGCTGTCCTTATAGCAACCCCCTTTTTCAGGGTAATAGATAAAGACTATCTTTAACTTAACACCATAATCAGTTTCAGATATAAACCATTTAGTGGGAGGATCAGTTCTGTTATCTTCCCTTGTATCCTCAAGAAAACGTCCAATTCTAAGCTGCCTGTACGACAGTATGCTGTCATAATCATGATCCCATCCAACTTCAGCTTCCTAGTACTATAGTCGTAATCCATATTGTGTCATGATGACACTCTCTTCTTCCTGAAAGTATCGGAACTGCGTAAGTTGTTGTCAAAGCTGATGAAAAAGACGGAGGGAACAATAGAGCAGATCTTACATTGGTCATACTGGCAGCGGCAACATCAATATCGTGCACAACAATGTCACTATCGTCGCCGAGGAAAGGATTATCTTACGGAACAATTACAACTGTAGTATTAAGCTCATCAACAATAATCTGCATGCTGTTTCTTACCACATACCCGATCTACTCAAGATTAAACACTACTTTATCTCTCATTTTTAAAATGTTAGCGGTTTCCGACTGGCTGGATTCGCTGACATTCGCCACCTTGATAAATTCTGGATATACCTTGCTGACCAGCCCAGTACCGAAGGTCACCTAGATCTGCCCGGCGTTGTTGAAGCAACCTTTTACCCCTTCGAACTTACCGATGGCGGTCTTGTCCACTTTGCTATCGTCCAATAACACCAAACGCAGACGGGTAGCACAATAGGCAGCGTAAATGGTGTTTTCTTTACCGCCAAACAGTGGCACCAGTGCGTTAACAGTTGTAGTTATATCCAT